CGATAACGTCGAGATAACTGATGCAGAAGTGGAGGATGATGGGGAAATCATGGGGGACTTAGTACACCAAGCAACAGCAGAGTTCTTTAACAACTCAGTTGTTAACTGATTAACATAAAAAATAATTCTTGCATTACTATAATAATGCATTATAATATATAATAATAAAACAAATAAACTAAATAATGAATACAATAAACCAATACAACGATAAAGAAATCAAAGCAGGTCTTGCTAAAAGTGAGATCCTTACAGTGTTAAATAATACTGTCCAAGTTACTTGGGCAGGTAGTAAACCGACAGGCTTTAGTGCCACCCTTAAAGGGAAGACTAAAGAAGTGGTTAAGGATACCAATGCTAAGAAAGGGAGAGTGAGAGCTTCAGCTACAGTTCTTGAGACTCGTAACAACTCTCTTGGCAAGATGCTTAGTGTCGTGCAACAGGCTCAGATGAACTATAAGATAGGCACACATCCAAGCGATGTGCGTGGGGTACGTATTGTATCCACTGACAAGGTTGCTGAGATGCAAGCAATGATTGATGATATGTCAAGACAACTCGATGATCTACGAGTGGATGCTTTGAGAGAGTGGGATACCATACGTGCTGAATCAATCGAAGGGTTAGGCGATAACATCCATGAGGTCAACGTACCTCACAATGGCGAGGAGTTCTTAGGAGAATTCAAGATCGCTGTATCATGGTCGGCTGCACCGATGGCAATCAAGAAGGGTACTATCTTCGATGGTATGACAGAGGAGGTAGCTAACAAAGTGATTGCTCAATCTGAGAAGACACGCATCGATGTCATGGCAAGGAACCATTCCAAAGTATTGGAACCTGCTATGAAGAAACTTAAAGAAGCTATTAAGAAAGTGACTAAGGGTGAGCGTCTCCATCAGAAGACATTCGATGAATTGAAAGAAGCCTCTGCAGAGTTGAAGGAATTGAACTGGTTCGAGTTCGATGTCATCAATGATATTGTCAGGGATCTTCAAGAGGTCGGCAGCATCCAACGTGATCACTTAGGCAAGACAGGATCAGCGACAAGAAAGCTCGCTGCTACTGCAATCGAGGACGTGTACAACCAAGCAGAACGTACAGCTAGTAGGCTCGCTGTCTGTGGACTCTAATCTTAACAACTGAGTTGTTAACTAAACCATTAACTAAAAAACTAAATAAAATAAAATGAATACCGAAACACCAGAAATCAAATTCAGCGACGTACAAACACAAGCTGAGATCGTATACTCATCAGGAGACTCAGTAATGATTCTCTTGGGATCAGGAGGTACAGGCAAGACAGCTCTTGCCAATGCCTCAGTAACTAAGGCTATCGCTAAACTCTACGGAGTTACCGATGAAACTGTAAAGGTGTACAAGTGTAACTACACTGGTGCATCACCTCTTGAGATCACAGGTTATGGGGTCTTGAAGAAGGGTGCGAATGGTGAGGATCTCATGTCATTCTCAGAGCCAGAGGGTATACCGACGGCAGCACTTCTTGAGAGACTTGGCATGGAAGATACTCCTTGCTTGCTAGTCTTCGATGAGATGCCAGAGTGGGCAGCCGATACAAGATCGTTGGTACGTAGTACTATCGATCCAGATGGTGAGTCTAAGATTGGCTCGCATAGGCTTGGTGAGAATGTCAAGATACTCGTGACAGGTAACCGACGTGAGGATGGATCACGCTCTGCAGTACTGGATGCCCCGATAGTGAATCGTGGTAATCAGTTTATATTAAAAGCAGATATCAACTCATGGTTGAGTTGGGCATCTGAGTTTGCGTGGAGTAAGTTCTCACCAGTCGTTGAGTACCTACAGTTCAACGCTAAGTTGGAGAATGGTAACCGCTTCGCTCCATCTATCCCACAGCCTTGGGATGGGTCACCACATCCAACTCCGAGATCATGGGCGAGTGCTGCTAAACAGATCAGCTATATTGAGAACAACCTTGAGCTTAGTAAGTCTGAGTTCAACAAGCATCTCAAGCTGACACTGCAATCTAAGGTCGGTGACACTACAGCTCGTGATTGTATCGCATACATCAACAGCTCAACAGGTCTGCTCGATGACCTTGATGCTGTACGTAAAGGTGACATGGACTTATCAGATAAACCTACTGATCAGTTCAAGATGATTCACGCTGCACTACGGATCATGGACTATGAGCTGACTGACCTTGAGAGTCGAGGCAGGGACAGAGGAACGGCTGTGTCTGCAGGTGATGTAGATTGGTTCGTTGATAGATTCCTACTACCCGCTACCAAGGAGATTGCGAGAGCAGGATATCATGCAGCGATCAACGTAGGCATCCCATTGAAAGAGCATCCTAAGAATGCAGAACTGAAAGGACTTTAACAACTGAGTTGTTAACTAAACCATTAACTAAAAAATAGAATACTATGATACCAAATATAGAAGACATACAAGAAGGCGATCCGATTGTGTTTGATCACTACGGAGACAGCACACTAGCCAAAGCATTTCGTAGGCTAGAGACAACTGAAGAGTTATACCCTTACTACAGTGCCTTGACACTACTCAAATGGGTATGGACATATCAGACTCCATATGGACAGACGGATGGTAGATACCTACGGCTCAATCCGTATGGTGTATTAGATAAGATAGAACAGACCAGTGATCCAGTTGGATTCCTTGCATTCCTACTAGCTCACGAATCAGGTCATGTGATGTTGGGTATATCCAGACTCTTCAAGTTGATGGGTACTATACCAGAAGATGATGCCCCCGCTCATGTGCTGAATGAGTTCATGAAGCGTAAGCGTCTAGTCAACATCGCTGCTGACCATGCAGATAATCTACTCATACTCAAACAGAATGCGAAGCTGTTACCGATGATCGAAGGGTCATGCTGTGACATCCGATTTGATAACATGAGTACGGAGAATATTGTCATCGAGCTTGCTAAAGACGAGAACAATGGACAATCTAAAATGGACGATGAGCAGGGAGCAGAGGACGATGATCAACAGGATGGTGATGATGAGCAGCAGGAAGGTGATGATAATCCACAGCCATCTGACGAAGGCGACGAGCCATGCGATGAGGATGCCGACACTAATCAAGATACAAGTGAATCAGATAGTGATGGCGATAGCACTGATGAGGGTGATGGTGACGGAGATCAAGAGGGTGATGCTACAGGAGGCACACCTAAACCAACCGACAAAGAAATCTTAGGTGATGATTGGGTCGGGCAGGGTGCTGATGATTTACCTGACGAGCCGCACCTTGAGGAGGGCGAGACACTTGAGGAGGTGCTTGAGGAGATTGACCAGATCTCAGATCAGGTGATCAAGCAAGCTGAGTTTGCATCGACATCAAGTGACATGGGCTTGAGTGACACCATGAGAAGTGTCAAGGATCAGAAGTCACAGCGGTCATACATGGATTGGAAAAAGTATGTCATGGAATGGAACACCGCTCGTGTTGCTGACGGATGGACTCGACCATTCAACGCACCGATCTTCAACGCAACCAATGGGCTATGTACTGCAGGTCGTGGTCGTGATGGTTGCGGTACAATCGTCTACGTCATCGACAGTAGTTGGTCGATGGATGAACAACTGACATCTGATCTATTGATCCTTGCACAAGAGTTCCTTGATAATATGAGACCTGAGAAGATGGTCATCCTATCTGTATCCTCTCAGGTGCGAGACGTGTATGAGTTATACTCAGGTGATCAAGCTCCAACTAAAATCAAAGTCGGTGGTGGTACAAGATTCCATCCCGCATTCGAGTGGGTCAAAGAGAACGAACCATTCTGTGATGGGCTAGTGTACTTAACTGATGGTTATAGTAATGATCTAAGGAACTTACAAGAGCAGCCTTATCCAGTGCTATGGGTATCATACGGATTAGAATCTAAACACTACACAATCGGTGAGGCAATCGATGCTGCGCCAAGCAACGCAGGTATCGCTGCATAACAAATATAAAAACTAGATAAGAAGATATGAAAAAACTAATACAACAATACATACAACAAAGTGAAGTTGATAATTTAGTTAGACAACACCTTGATGCCTACGATAATGGTGACGAGTATTATGTTAAACTATTCTGCGCTTCAGAAAGACATCTCGTTGAATACAAAGTGAGAGAGTGGGTTAAGGACATAGTGGACAGTCAGAAAATATATACTAACGATAAGTATCAAGTCGCTGTTACTGATGACCCCTCATCGGATGTCATCCACCTCTCAATCAAGAGGCATGATCGTGGGGTCATGAAAGACTGGCGAGACTTTCAAGAGATCAAGAATCAGTTAGTCGGGGAAGAGAATGAGGGCGTTGAATTGTACCCCGCAGAAAGTCGGCTAGTAGATTCTGCAAACCAGTATCACATATGGGTTGTCAGAGATCCGTCTTTCAAATTCAACTTTGGGTATAAGGAAAGATATGTCACCGACAAACCTTTCGGTAATGCTAAACAAAGAACAATTAAAACCAATAATATAAAAACCAAATAACATAAAGGAGGAAACAAAATGATGATTATAGCAGGAATAATTATATGGCTATTCTTAATAGTACTAGTACTTAAATTCTTTGCAGCCGCTACAGAAAGGAGAGACAAAGATGAGCGAAGATAACTCAATCCCTTTTCTTAAAGGTCTTGAAGCAAAAGCGTGTGAATATCTTAGCAGAGCAAACGCTATACGTAATTCATTTAAACTGGATCATATCGACTGGCGTAGATTTGAAAGAGCGGGACAGACACTTAGCCAGTACTACTTTGCTTACGATAATTTAGAATCAGATGAAGAGCGAGAGACTGTACGTTTATACACGAGACAAATCATAGCCGCTATGGATCACATGGGGGAACACCAAGAGGTAATCAATGAACGTGTAAATGAAATAAACAAAAAGAAAGAACAAGCTATAAGGGAAAAGCAAGAGAAGAAAGAACAAGAAGCGTTAGATAAGAAACTAAAAGAGGAGCGGGAGGAACAAGATCGCAAGCAGTGGGAGAGGTGCTATAAAGATAAACCTAAGTATGAGGATAAATATTCTCTACTCATGCCCCTTAACATGGTCTCCCAATATCGTGAGCAGAATCATAAGTTCTGCACCAACACGGAACCGCCCGATGAATCATTGGATGTTGAAAGAATATATGAGTATGGAATGTCTTGTTCCTACACTCCATCAACAAGACCAAACTACTTCAGAAATCTAAAAACAATAACTTAAAAATAAAATAAATGACCACATACACACACGACTACAGCATTATGTTTAGTGTCACGACTACACATAAAGATCCTTGGGATGTGTCCGAAGACGGACTAACATCAGCACTAGTACAGCGGATACACAACATCGCTGATTCGGAAACGATGAGCGAAGCTATTGAACATGTTGAGACCATAACGCATGTAGATAACCCAAGCCAGAACACTAACTTCCATATCATAGCAGCACTCGGAAATATAGAATGGGATCTGAAGTTCCTTGCAACAGGATCAATGTACAGAGAAGAAAAGAAAGATATACTCGAAAGGTTATCCGAAGTTAAAGAACAAATAAGCAAAATATATAGATGAAAATTGATTGGGAGGAAAAGTATAGAGAGCTTGAACTACACTTAATCAAGATGCGTATGCGATGCTCTGGCTATAGAGCAGCAGTAGAGCATGCACTGAAATGGTTACAAGAAGAAGAGGCTGACAACATACACCCCGCAACAAACATAACCCACTTAACTGAACAGGCGACGTGGGATAAAATAAAAACTAAAAAACATAATAAAGAAAATGGCAACTAAACTAGAGAAACAAATAACAAGAGAAGCAGAGATCAATGGAACCATGTACCATGTATCATTGACACCTGACCCTGAACCATCAATCACTTTCCGTGAGAAGGGGACAAGGGGCAAGGGTACATCGCTCCCTCTTAAATCATTATTAAAGGAACCAACTAAGTTAGATGAACCTATCAAGCCTAAGAGTATTGGCGAGGTTTATATGACTGCGGCTGAAGTGAAATCTAAAGTCGCTGTATCAAACAGGGATTACAAAGAGAAGGTAGCTGTACTTGCTGCAATCGATGACATGATCAAGCTCGCTGAATGGGAAGCCAACAAGAACGAACCTGATACTGCAATAATAGAAAACCAAAATGAGTAATCATTTATTTGTTTGACCCATACATTTATATCAATTATAATTGGATATCCAAAATGAATATAATAAGACAGATCCAACCCAAAGGCGCTCCTATTATTATAGATGCACAGACGGATGATGAAGGAAACATCCTAAAAGAAACAGTAAGAATTTTCCCCATCCTCCCAACAGATCCTCCTCTTATAGGGGAGGGTCTGCCTTTTAACATCTCAGACCAATACAAACCAACAGAATGAAACTAGTAAAAAAAGTAGAACCACAAACAGTACTTAACGCCATTACAGATCTATCGGGATTTACTTCTGATGACCTATCGTCCGATGTATCGGGAGGTACAATCGCTGACTGGAGACACTTAGGAATGTACATAGCGAAACAGTACGGCATCCCGTTGAAGACAATCGGTGCAATGTTTGGCAGACATTTTAGTACTGTCTCATCTGCAGAACGCAAAGTGAAGTCTTTGCTTCAGCATGAAGAAGTGAGTAGTGCTATTGATAAAATAAAAGCTAAAGTTGAAAACACACAGGAAGAGTAAGATGTTTATTAAAAAATATTGTAAGCCTGACCGACCTCCTTTTGAGAGGATACTAATGACACAATCTGATGAGCCGATTCCAAACTACCATGTGTATGGTGAACGTGATAAGCAAAGCCCAACGACATTGTATTGGGGAACGAATCGTGCAGATGCTGAATCGACATATGATTCTTTAATGCATCGCTACATGTTTCAGATGAAGGCTACTTTTTAATGAAGAAAATTTTATCGCTCCGTCGATACGCTGACATGATAGATGAAAGGTTTGTAGGTATTCCCCTTTCGTCTTGATTGTCTTTTACCAAAACAACGCCCCGTCCTTACGAGTTTCTCATATTATTTATCGTAGGGGCGGGGTTAGTTGTATCTACTCTACAGGAATATAACGTCCGTAAGTTTCGAGTTGGTTATTAAAGGTACGCAATCTTTCAATATGAGTATCCCCTTTGACTGCCATGTTACGGATGAACGGAGTCTGCAAAGCGGGACGCTCCATCAAACCATTTAAGAGTAAGGCGACTCGACGTTTACCATACCCACGCTCTATTGCTTGAGAGTATATCTGCTCATCAGTAAGACCTAACTTCTTGAATCCTCTAAACGCTCTAATTAAATGTTCATTAATACGTCTACGTCTTTCAATCTCCGTATCAGCCATACCTCTTACAGCATCTTCTGATATCGAGTCATCTGTATACATACGGTTTTTAAGTGCTGCAGCTCTACGATATTCACCTGCTCTTTCTGACAGGAACCGATCAAGCTGTTGTTCAGGTACTATGTCGTATGGTCTAAGGGGTAAGAACTCTTTAGCTAACGCCCCTAAAGGAGTCATGATAAAATCAGATACGTCTGGATCTCCCTCCATCAATTTAACAAACCCGTCTTTATATACTTTCTCAAGGGTTCTTGGGGCATAAGACTCTGCAAAAATAAACTGAAACTTTTTAGAAAAGGCTTCCCATGCAGTGTCATTAACCTCTGTAATAGGTCTCCCATTCTCTGGGTCTCTATTATTTAATGCACTGGTTACAGCCCCTGCCAGTATTTGTTGGTCAAGATACTGATCGGCAACCATCGCTTTAAAGAAAGCGGCTCCCGCTTCTGCTGGACTACCCCTCATTAACTCATCAAAGGAACGTAGGAATGGGTCAACCATCATGGCGTATGGGTTAAGATAAGTTAAATCTAATGATTTTAATTGACCTCCTTGAGTAAAGTAGAAGAATGAGTTGCTTCTTAAATACTCAGGCATCGAATCTCTAAGAGCTTCTTCCTCTTCGTCCCCTATACCAGTGAGGGCATTCACAACAACTTGCGATATTGCGGAGAACCCTACTAACACGGTAGTGAATCCAATCATTCTATCCTTACCTCGTTTTCTAATAACTGGATTAGTATCCGCCATTTCTTTCCTCGCTAAGAGGACTGTGTTTAGCATGATCCTTGGAACCTCTAATTTGAATCGGATGAACGGGGCGAACATTACCCCGAACCATGTACCCTGTAACTTCTGGACAAAAGGTGGGGCTTGATCATAACTTTGTGCAGTTTTCTTTACTTTATCTGCAGCCATCTGCATAAGTTCTTCATCGCTCAAGGCTCCATAATTAGTCTGGTTCTCTGCTGTTGAAGCAACGTGTTTAGATCTAGCTTGTTGTAAAACCTCTAGCTCATTCATGAAGTAAGCGATTTTATAAAAACTATCTACAGTTTGTGATAACTCTCTCAACCTACGAGCAAACCTACCTGCTCTTGTTTTACCTACTTTCTCCGATATGGCGCTAACATCTAACGCCTTCTTAGTACCACTTGTTTCACTTTCAAGACCAGCAAGATTATCCAACAATTCTTTCTGAAGCTGCGCTTCGCTTCGAGGGTTTGTTAAAAAGTCCTGTAAGAGTCTAGCTTCTATTTCATTACCAATAACCCCTAATCCGATCATGGTTCTATGGAACGCACTCACTTCTTCTGGAGCCATTGATAAGTATTTCTTCCGCACAAACTCTTTCTCTAATGATCTACCCATCTTACCAAACCTCCAGAACCCTTGAGACGGCCCAAAGAAAACAATGTTTGAAACTATGTTTCGAACATAGAATCCAATAGATCCTAATGTTTTAGCTCCTAAAGATAGACCCGTTAACTTAGCTCCTACTTCTGTAACAAACTGATTTGCTTTGTCGGCTTCGGTCTGAGTTACTTTCGCTTTAGGATCAAGTATAGCAGAAACAGCTTGTTCCATTTCTGTAAGAACATAATAAGTTTTCCCGTCTGCAAATGGCGCTGTATTGATAATACTAGTGTCTGCTCCAGCAGCTACTTTTAAAATACTATAACCTTCAGGTGCGGGTTTGTATGTCGCTGCCTCTCCCTCAATCTGCACTTCGTCTAGTTCGGCCTCTATAATGAATGGTTGTCCATCTGTTTTTTTGGTATCCATACCAAACTTCTTGAGGTTGCTAATGAAGTTTATTTGAGAAGCAATTAAACCAAGATGCGAGAAAGTTTGCAGTAGTTCATTATATCCAGTCTCATCGTCAACTTGACCTAACAATTCTCGCAACTCTTGCGGAGGATTTTTACGTCTCTTCAAAGCTCCGATGTTTAAACTCACAATACTTTTTGCGTGGTCTTTAAGGTTATTAAATAAATTAGAAGCCGATCTATCACTTTTAATATGTATATCGAGATAATCATTTACGAGCTTCGCTTTAAATTCAGCAACCGTAGGGAACTTTTTGACTTCGTTACGCCAATCTTTATTGAATGTCTTATATTGTTTATATAGAAAGTCCCCTGCATTTTTCCGTACAGTGTCGTATCTAGAGTCTGTTCTTATGTTATCCCTGTATTCTTTATCTGAAAAAAGTTTATACTCTCTGTGTAGATACAGTTGTAAGTTGTCATCAATAGCAATACCCATTTCACTATCCTCCCCTACGATGCCCCGTATAACTGTTGATAGCTCATCAGTTAAGGCTCTTAGCCCTAATACTTCTTTACCATCTATCTTCCCGCCAAGCAGATGCCTAACTAGTCTTGTTTTATCAGAGTCTTTTTCAGGAACCTTTTGTATTTTAGCTAACTCGCTTATAGCTTTATTCTTCCTATCTCTAAATTCTTTTCTCCTCCCCTGCACATACTCAGCTCTTATCTCAGCAATCTTCGATTCGGATTTAACTCCTTTTATTAAATCAAGATATGCTTGTTCTGTTTCGGGAGATATGTTTTCACGGCTACCTACTAATGCTTGTATCAAAGCAACAGGTGCTTTGCCATCAAAATCTTCTTTGATTATTTTATCTAGCTGATTCTTAAAGTTAACAACATCAGCTTCGACAGCATCTTGTATTTGTCTTCTTTGTTCTACAAGTCTTTTTATTCTTGGGTCTAAGTCTCCCCTAAACTTATTTACTAAACTTCCAAATAAGCCATCTTTCTTTTTCCTATATTTACCTGTCTCAAAGAAAGGTAAATCAAACAAAGGTGCATAACCCCCATAACCTAAACCACCTTCAGCCGTATCGAACGTACCGCTTTCAAGACCACCTGCTTGTGTGAATCGGACATCCCCTTCTCTACCGTAGTCAGGACGGCTACCCCATACAGGTTTTTGTATATACACTCTGTTCCCTATATGTATAGCTTCACTACCACCTACTACAGGTACAGGATCTAATGGGTTTGTTATATCTACAAACTCTGAACTTCTTAAAGGGTTTATTGCAACTTCGACCCAACGATTATCCCCTGTTTGTTTAGGTCCAACTTTACCACTAGCCCAGTTTTTACGAAAAGTATTTAACTGAGCAGGAGTGAACTCCATCAGCTCACCTTCCGTAGAAGCCATAAGTCCTTTGTTACCTCCTGCAGCTATTCTCGCTGCTGACTTTTCGTAACGTGTTATTTCTTTAAGTTTTATCTTCGCATAGTTTGTATATGCTTTCGGCCCTTTCATTCTTGGGCCCGCTATAGACACAGCATAAATAGGAGATCCTTTTTTTATAGACTCATTAAAAGTAGGTATGTCTAACCTAATCGATACAGGATCACTTCCAATTAATTTATATACTTGTGAATAGGCTACTGTCCCATGTGTAGAAGAACCATCTTTCGTTTTCTTATCGGCACTAATAAATTTAAGTATATTACTAACGGTTGGGGTTTTTGGTACTTCAGTATTCTTATAAGGAAATACTCTGTTACGGATTTCATTATATGTTGCTTGAGTTATTTGTTTTTTAAATAAACGGTTTGCAGCTACAGCGAGTATGCCTGACCTATCTTTATTTTTGTGGAATGCCGCCTTCTCAAATATCTCTTGCTCTGCAGGATCGTTAAGGTCACTAGCAGTTTTTACTTTCACAAGAGAAGCAACTTGCCTCTCGTTTACCTGTGATGTGATCGGAGGAACATCTTCTATATTATCATAAACACCTTCTAAAGAACCTGCTTGAGTATACCTTATATCTTGAGAAGATAAATCGAACCTTTCAGATAGTGGAATGACGTTTCCATTATCATCTCTTGTTATAGGCTTAGATGATTTGATTGCTGTGTTATCCCGAACAGCTATATTCTCTGGAGGACTCCATGTTTGGTCTTCATTAATAAGTATAGCGTCGTACTTCCGAAAGACAGCATCAATGACACTTGGGATTTCCCAAGCTCTCCAATGAGCCTGTTTAATTAAATCCATAGCTCTATCAGGCAAAGGGAATTCCTTACCCTTTGTTTCGAAGTGTCTCCGAAACTCAGGCTCAAACTCTTTCCAGTTTTTAGTAGGGTCAAAAACTTTATCTGCTTTTAAATAACCTTCCATTACTGTACGTCCCATATCCCGCTTGGCTTCACTCCATGTCATTCCATCAAGTAACGATCTTTCAAGATCCTCTGTTTGTTTTCTAATAGATTCTTTATCTTCAGGCTGACGAGCTTTCATCATCTTATATTTAAGCTCATTTTCTAACTTTTCAGATTTTTTCATTGCTTCGTCGATCCTCTTCTCAACGTCAGCAGGACGTGCTTTAAGTCTTGAGTAGGCGTTTGCAAATGATTTACTCTTAGAAAAGAATATGAGGCCGTCACTTTCTCTACCTTTAAAGGACGTAAAGTCTGACTTAGTTCCATGATAAACAGGGCCGTAAGTATACCCTGCTCTTTTAGCAGCCTCACTCACCATGATCTGTAGGTCTATGTCATTTAAACCTGTTTTAGGATCTTCTGCCAGCTTCATATACTCTGCATCTAAAGAACCTGCTTGTGTTTCACGTACAGGTTGTATTCTTCCAGCAGCCGCACTGACTTGTTCCATCTTCTTCTGCCTATCTACTTTAAGATCGGCATCATATTTAAATGGCCCAAGTTTCTCCTCCATGATTTCAGCAGGAGCTTCTTTTGAGTTACGTCTTTTCTTAAAGTTTTCGTTTGGAGATACTACACTTTCACCACGAATCTCTGAGGCTTTATCCAACATGATTTCATGTGAACCTTTGTCACGACCAAGATCACTGACAAAACTTACAAAATTTAAGTCTGGATTCTGCTTCTTATTTGTTTCAACAAAAGATGCAATAACATTACCTAACGCATTTATACTCTCTTTGTATGCTGCTACATCAAAAGGAAGTGCAAAAGTCTGTCCTATACCCCCATCTTCTACAGGCAACTTATCAGCTACTTTCTTTTCCATACGTCCTATCTGATCAACAGGGTTAACAGAGAACAAACCCGTGTTATCATACGGAGGGAAGTCGTGCCAAAAATCTTGAGGTACAACCCCTAAAGGTTCTGAAATTGTTACGTAGTATACCCTACCATATTTTTTACTTACCCCACCATCATCAGTAACCTTCCTCATTTTGTTATATGATTTATATGTCACATTTCCACGCATCGTAGGGCTCTGTATATCACACCAAGGTTTGGTCGCAGCACATGGCACGAATGCAATAGTGTCATACCCATCAGGAATCTCAAAGTTCGACATGTCTGAATGCCAGTTAGAAACTTTTTCGTTCTTAATTAATGCTGCTGTCATAGCAGGAGTAGGAGCGAACATGTCAAAAGTAAGTTCAGGAAGCTGGACGCCTTGAGATTTTCTAACTGCTTCTCTTGTTGAGTTGTATATACCTTTCCTTTTGTTAAAGAAATATCTAATAAACCGAACAAGCTGAACAGGAGGTAGTACGAGTTTGTTTGATGGCCTACCTGTTTTAAGTGATTTAAAAGGTTTACCTAATTGTTCAAACTCTGCATCGTTTATCTTTAATGTATCCTTTATGAAAGACTCAACTTGAGCTGCATCATCAAGATCTAAGTTATTGACAGCTTTATCTATATCGAAAGCTCCCGCTTGAGTTTCACGTACACCCGTTGGAGGTGAATACCCGAACTCGTAAATTGAACTACCTTCGGTGATCAACTCCCCTGCCTTAACTTCTTTGGTTAATACTTTATATCCTTTGTCACCAAACATTCTAGCCCCATGCATCTCAGCATAGTCACGATCCGTAGATACCCAATCTCCTGCATTAATCCCTCCTTTTACATTTGATGGTACACCTCTGTATACAGTTACTTTAGCATCAGGGTTTCCACGTACGGATACAATCTGATCATAGACCTTCTGGTCATTAGTCGTATCGTACGAACCACCAGTACCGTAAAATCTTAATCCATCAGATGAGTAAAAGTCAGATGGATAAATACTTTCATCCATAGCACTCATTGGTGACCCGTAACCTCTGTCGGGGGCTCTATGAGATCCTCTATAATCTAACTCACCCTCTTGTGTTTGCCGCACACCCATATCGATCTTCCTATTTGGATCACGATCAACGAACGGTTTATCATCGAGATATGTTATAACTTTATTTATAGAGTTTTCTGGATCATCAATATCAAACTTGATCGCAGTGCTAACCTCAAAACCACCTTTCAGTCTTGTCATCTCACCTGTCAGTCTGTGTATAGCTGCGGATATAACAGGGTTATCAGCATCTAACTCCCTTATAGCATTAAAACGATTTATATAAGAACGTAAGTAGCGTAATAATACTCGAACAAAACTTGGGTTGGTTTTGTAAAACTCTATCTCTTCTTCTGTAGTGTACCCTTTAAGTATTCTTTGTGCCTTCATACGTAAGTACTCATCAACTATTACGTGTTGCATGCTACGCTGATCTACACTCAAAGCGTCAGGGCCAAGTTGACTACGAGCCGCTTGTCTTTTCTCATCTGTCTTATAGTATGTGTCTATAATCTCGTTTACTTGAGTATCAGATAATACAGAAAATATAATGTCTATCTCAGCTTTACTTAAATTTCTCCACGCTGCGTGGTGTATAACCTCATGAGATGCTTCGAATCGAGCGACGTGTTGTGCATTAGCTTTATTTAACCCCATCGTAAGTCTAGCAAGACCCCAAGGGTTTATAACAAGACGCATTCCTTCTTCAGTCTGCTCTGCTCTGTATGCTCCTAATCCTTTATTCTTTTCATTATAATCTACACGAGACTCCATACCCCAGAAATCGGCAACTTGTTGTGCGTCAGTTCTTGCGTCTAGATATCTTTGATAATGCTCATCGGCACTAAGCCCTTCCCCTAACTCAATGGATTTTTCTTTTGTCCCCCACAAAGTGTCGAAAGTTTTTACAAGCTGCTCCTCTTGCTCTATTGCCCTCTGCCTTCCTTCTTCTAATTGTCTTTCAAGATCCTCATCTAAAACACCTTCTTGCGTTTCCCGCACCTCTTCAGCTTTACTTTCTTTTAAAATAACATCTGCCTCTCCTTGAGTTATTAATTGTTTTTCTAATTTACTACGTACCTGTTCTTCTAGTTTTTGTATATCGATGTTACTTTCTTGCCTATCTGATTTAATGACTTCTGATATCGCTTTTTTCTGAGCAGTTCCTGATGCCTCTTGTGGAGTAGGTATTACAATAGGCTCTCTTGATCTAGCAGCAGTACTTAACTGCCTTGATAACTGTTCTTTGTTTTCTTCGAAAAACGCTTGTGTTAAAGGAGAGCCTGTTTCTCCTAAGTTTTTTATAATGTTATCTATTGTTTCTTGTTGAAACCTTTCGTAACGGGCTCCTGTGCCTTTATCAAACATATTCTGAACACCAACAACTCCAGCACCCATAACACCACCTAAAGAAGCGGCATGTAGTCCAACCATCATCCGATCTATCATTGGCGTGTTTTCATTAAGGGCAGCATCCGTAATGAATGTTTGTATAAATTCATCAAGACCTTCTTCAGCAGCTTCACTAGCTGCAGGAATACCGAACTGCCTCAAAAAAGCAGAGTTTTTAGCAGCCGTCTTCATTTGTTTTTCAATAGTACTACCTATTACTTCCCTTACTTTAGATGAGCCAAAACCTGATATATCTAAGTTTAGTATCTTTGACATCCCCGATGTCATACCTTTGTAAGTCATGCCTCTAAGAAATGCTTGTTCAAAACCTCCTAAACCTATACCCATAAACGCAGTCGTAAGTAGTCCTGTCACAGTACCCGCCATCATTGCGTAACCTAAAGCAGCATCGTGCTTTTCTTCGTGTGTCAAAGAATCTGGCTGTGCTGCGTATACAGTAGCGTACATTCTACCTGAACTTCTATTTGCAGCGGGTATATATACTGCAGGGAAAGCCGATGCTTTACGGAAAGTTTTATTAGCTATCGCTTTGTTGTACGCCTTGATTGCTTTTTGAACTCCTTTGTCAGTCACCGTTTTAGCTGAATCCTTCAGCTCTTTGTTAGCTGCAGCCTTTAATGCAATATCTTTTGCTGTATCACCAAACTGCCTACCCGTAGCGGCCTTAGTTAAATTTTTAACAAGTGCTTTAGCTGTTTGTTTAGCTCCAGCTTTAGTTCCAGCATATAAAACACCCCCAGTACCTAAAGTTCCTGCAGACAACAGAACTGTAGCAGAGACATCAACAACCATTGGCGCAATCACATTTGAAAGATCCATACCCCAACCAAACTCATCACCGAAAACTGCAGCGACTTCTCGTCTACGTTGTCTATCCATTTGGTTATCGACCAAATACTTTGTAGCCCCTTCGCTTTTAAAAATTACAGCACCTAACGAAGCAAATAATCCTATTACCGCATCAGGCACAGTTGCTGCTATATCTCCTAATCTGTTTTTTATAGAACTGTAATTACGTTTATCAGCTAAGAAAGTATCCAGTACGTCTACATCGGAAGCCCCACTAGCCCTTCCCGCTTGTTTTGCAGCCATCCAATTATCACTTGTTGCTGCTGTATCGGATAGAAACTTATCGTACTGCTCGTAAGTTAACTGCCTGTACAATTTACGCTGATTTCTGAGCGATGTAATTTGATCCTCTGACAATCTATCATCGTTCTTGATCGCCTTCTCGAACCTCTCTCTTTGTTGCATAAGGTTCGGGTGTGCCAGCACATGACCACTCCCTAATATACGGATGTTCTTAGAATCATCTTCGTCGTAGAATTTAAATTCTCCTTTTTCATTTACCTCGTTCGCTGCCAATAGTTCAACAGCATCTCTGATCTCTTTATCAGAGTATCTTTCAAGAGCAGCTCCTTCACCAAATCCATTCTTACGTGCATACTCTGATGACAATCCTTTACGGAAATCTGCAACAACATCTAAAATATCTTGCTCCTGCTCTAAATCAGAATCCTCATCCTTTGCTTTGATAAGCTCACGCATCGTATCAAGTGCGTCCTGTGGTATGCTGTCAACTTCATCTTCTGATCCTAAGACTGCATTAAGTTCAGTCAAGAGCTGTGCTTGCCTTATGTTTTCAAATACACTAGCATCGGACACTCCCTTTTTTAAACCAGACATAACACGATACGCATCTGAATAGTTTAATGCTCCTAGTCGAACTGCATCGTCCAATGACTTACCTCTATCAGTTATGTCAGCACCACCAATAATTTTATCGATACCTTTAGCGTCTTTTACTCTAGCAAAAGGCAGAACCCCTGAATCAACTAGTAGCATTTTTGCACTGTTAAGCTGCTTATCAAGCTCCTCTTGATTCCCGCTTTCACTTTGTATGTTACTAAGATAAGTAGACCCTGCTTGCTCACCATATGCCATACGTATTAAGTTAGCTTGAGTCTGTGCATCAGCTTGAGGTTTGAGCGTATCTAAGAAATCTTCTGATTCAACTTGTTCGGGGGTTACTAGTTGATTGTTAAGTAAACTGCCTACTAACCCTTGTGTAATTGATGATTCTACTTCGTCGTCAAGTTCACCTGTACGGAAGAAATGTCCTCTTTGATAATCAGCATAGCCTTGGGAACTGAGCAATGGATCATTGATATTTGACCCTGAAGAGGCTGACCACTGACTGAATGATTGTAGTGGTGCGACGTTGAAGTTTAAGTCAAGGTCATTAGGCACGGGGGTTTTCTCCCCCAACGATAATGTTGGATATAGGTCTGACACAGCAGAATTTGGGTTTGTATAGTTATTATATAATTAAATTATTCGCTCCAATTCGAAGCTGCAGTTTCTGCAGCGGGGTTAGGAGCTTCTAATTCTTGTCCAAGTCTCATGGAAAGCATTCTCTTTTGCCTTGCTAGAATTCCAAAGGCTTCGTTGAAAAGAGTTGTTGCGTCTTTTGCATTCAACGCTTCTCGTTCTTCTTCCGATAACGCTCCTTTCAACAACTCAATTAAATTAATTATAATTTCTTTATCTGTTTTCCCATCCAGTCCTATACCTTTATTAGCAAGAAGCTCTCTAACTAATGGGTCTGATGACCCATCTCCTTCTAATCTAAATAACATACCCTCAATATCTTCGAGTTCTTTTAACTGCTCTGTTCTTGTAATTTTATTTTGCTCTAGTTTTTGTATAGATTTAGTAATATCTCTATATACAGGATTTAACATTCCTTGGAAAGGAGTAGTGTCTCCTCCTGATTTTGCTAAATCCATTACCTGACTCCGAAGTTTATCTTGATCCGCTTTACTTGTTTTTAAAGAATCTCCTGCTCTTGTAAATAATGTGCTTATACCAGTATCACTCATTACTGAAGAAACTGTAGGAGTCATCATTGTTGATACTAACGCTTTTTGTTTTTGTGAGTCTGTTGCTTTTGAGTCTAAAATCTGTTGGATTCTAGAAGCTACTTGTGGTCGTATCTGAGCTTTCAGTTGCTCATCCCTATTCTTTCTCTGAGCCATTTGTAAATCAACAAACGCCTTTCTGTCTTTAGAAATACCTCCTAATTGAGCCTCAAACTGTTTAGCGAACATGGCCTGTTCTGAAGCAGGTAACTTAGACGCTGCTATATCAGAGAAATAAGCACCACGCAAGTCAGCCATATCTGCTGTTGGGTTGAATGATGGCCCTGCCTGACTCACCGAAGCAATACGCTGTTGTGCCTTTCTTTGTAATGCCCTACTATCAGGAGTCATTATAGTTGGCTCATTAAGACGTATCTTCTCCCCTTCCAAAGCCATTTGTTGCGCTGCTGCTGCGTAGCCTTTCCTACGTAGTCTACGTGCAGCTCTTTTATACTTAGAAGATGGGCGGTCTAAAGAATATCTTTGACCCAACTCATAGGATGGCATTGTAGTAAACTGCATATATGTAAATTATTTATTTCTTCTTCGTTCTCTTTCTAACTTCTTTTGCTGCCTTTTAAGTGCATTCTGAAGCATATTTTTTCTAGAAGCCTCACTTGCAGGTCTTGCTCTCATATCTCCAATAGCCCTATCTGCTGCTGCAGATGTTATGTCTTTACCAACAGGGCGGCCAAACTCAGTTTTAGCTCTGTTAAAAAACTCTGCTTTTTCTGCGTCAGATTTTACAGCTTGAGCTGATATTGGGATTGAAGATTCATAACCGCCCATTGACCTACTCGCTGCTGCAGATGTTATGTCTTTACCAACAGGACGGCCAAAGTCAGTCTTTGCTCTATTAAAAAACTCTGCTTTTTCAGCATCAGATTTCACAGCTTGAGCAGACACAGGAGTTGATGAACGAAACTCGATGTCATCATCCATAAAAGGGTTTTTAGGTTCTGAAAGAACACCGAACTTCTTCTTTATAGAACCCCCTCCAAAGAGTCTATTCTGGTTGTCTCGCCTAAAATAACTGTTTCTCTCTGACATAGTTATTAATATTTCCCAAATGCTTTCTCTTCTTTTTCTTTTACCATTCTTAAAACTTCCGCTCTTTCCGTAGGAGATAAGTCTTTTAAGAATGGTGACTCACCAAAAACAGGTTCTTGAACTTTAAACTGCTTGTCCAGCATTTCTCTCTTTTGTCTTTCACGAGCGTCTTTTTGAAATAAATTTGGTTTTTCGAATTTTTCTATCTGTAAAGGATCTGCCCCTGTGTCTTTTATAAACTGCTCCCGCTGTTCTTGGAACCCTTCAAATTTATTTTTAAAGTTACGTAATGCTTCTCTTTTAGGTTCTTGTATGTTAAACTGCCCTTGGCGAATTCGTGCTTGCACTTCACTAGGAGTACGTAAACGGAAGCTACCGTCCTTCTCTGTCTTCCCTAAAGCTGTCGGAGCAAGTATCTGCTGGTCTTTAAGAAACTGTTCGTACCCTCCTCTGTACCCATATGGGCCGTCGGTTCCTGCAAGAGCTGCTTGTTTATCTCTTTCTTTTTTTAGAAGATCTGCTTTACCCGTAGGCGGTTTATCTTGTCTTTTGTCTGAGTCTGTCCCGTCTCCTTTAGACTCCCCGAAACCCATTTCTTCATTTCCCCAATCGGTTACTTCAGGCAACTCTTCTTCTTTAACTTTTTCTCCTTGAGGATCAAACCCTTCGAAATAAGGGGCGTTAATATCGAGCTCTTGTGCTTTCAGCTTACTTTCATCGTCCGTGTCTCCTAAAATTGCATCCGTCGCAAAACCAAATTTTTTGAGGTATGAATCTTCAAATTTAGGGTCGAACGTCCCGACGTTTTTAATAAGAGCTTCTCTAAGCCCTATGTTTGGGTTCCCTCCAAGAGGCGTATACTTACGGTCAACGTCCGATACAAATAAATTTTTAACTTGTGGGTCTGTAGATAATTTTTTTACAAAAGCAGCGAAGTCATCTACTAAATCTAAATTAGGGTCGTAGATTTGCATAAAGTTAAGAGGCGCTAAAAGACCTGTTTCAGGCTTGCTGAGAGCTCTATCCATTAACTCTGCATAGTAAGATGTGAGTTGCTCCCATCTTTCCCTACTCATTTCTATTGAATCTAACTGCTCGTCTGATATATCACTTTTCGCCATGCTTATTTGTAGTATGTATTACCTATAAATTTAGTTTTTTTATATGAAAAGTCAACAAGCCTATGTTCCTTGTAGAGTTTGTGAAGAAAGCATATTAGATAAACCTTTAATAGATCTTCTTTGATAAGGTCTACTGCTTGTTTTCCCTGTTTCTAAAGGCTCAACTGCAACTAATCCGTGTCGCTGTCGAGCTAAATCTAAGCAGAGAAAGGCAGCATCAGCCAAGTCAGGGGACTTTCCAAGCCTTGATTTGTACTCAACCTTACTTTCTATCTTCATTCGGAGAGTTGCTCCTTTGATCATATCGTAGTTTCTGCCCGTTATTTCCTGTGCCAAATCCCCATTTACCCCAAATATTTGCTTAGTCCTACAAAGTTCTTTGCCAACAAACCACAGTTCTGTTACTCTATTAACATATAATTCACTACCGATTAATTTAGAACTAGCAGATACTTTACGATCAGATGCCTTCCCACCAAAAGAAACCCGCAAAATCTCGTCGCTCCATTCTCCAGCTAATACGTCACAAAATGGAGCACCTGCCCCCGTTGCGTCTACTGCAATATCCATCGGTTTTATCTTTCTTTTTTGACACTCCTGCTTCACCTGACGAACAATCTGGTAAGTCCTTGGAACCGCTTTGTTGGTGGCATCGTCATTCAAATGGATCGCTTCGCCCAACTCGCAAACGTACTGGCCATTCGTGTCGTACCCAACGAGGCCCGTGTACAGGATGCATCGGTCGCCCCCGTTGGTAAATGCAGGGTCTAATCCTGCGATAGGTATAGGTTTACCTTTCCACTGCACTTTGTTCATAGCTCCACTGCGGGATAGTTCAGCTTCGTTGTATATGGTATCTTCTTCATCCCCATCGAAAAATACAGCACGGCACATCCTGTAGTAACCTCGTGACTCCTGCCCCAATAGTGCTTTATCTTCATTTAGTTTCTCAGTCGTTGGTAGCCAAGGGTATATGACTTCATCGGCTATCACGTTAGGACTGCGTTCAGCATCAAACCTTATATACTCACCGCCCCATTTAGTCCTCCATTGGTAGTCCGTATTTGTATCAACACTATCCCACCCATGTTGTGGCGTAGCCCAAACACCGAAAGCATCAAATCTAGAGTTAGGGTTACTTAGTCCTACTAACTCAAATCGTTCGTTCTTCGATAAGTTACTTAGACCAGCCTGTACAATAGCCTCTGATATTTCTGAAAGCTCATCCGCAATCAGTATTATTCTTTTTTGTTTAATACCAATGAACTTACCTATCGCTTCTTTTGTCTTAGACTTTTCTGCCGCAATCAAAGATAAACCCGCACGTTCAATTAAATTACCTTTTTCTGTTACGTATGCTGCGTTACCAATACTATCTCGTATACGAATAGGAGCTCCTTCAATGACCATTAATAAAGAAACAACTGAACCCCATATCCTTTTACGAGCTTCTCGTAGTGTAGTAGATGTAAGTAGTATCAGCGTATCTCTTGGAGCAGCTAACCAGTTTAGTATCCCCCAAGCAGCTAGTGTGTGCGATTTACCGCTGTTCGCTGCTCCCCCTATAGCGATGTATTTGTTACGAATGACCGCTCTAATCATTTCCTCTGCCCAAGGGTGGCGTACCATCATAGGTTCAGGTCTTTCAGGATTATTCCATATCTCATCACACAACCTCCAGAAATAATATTCTTTAGCTCTGTATGAATCATGGTTTCCTAAACCATACAACAAAGCTGTTATTGTGTTAGTAGGCGGGATAAGCATTCCCCCCACATTCATCTTCTTAGTTTTAGCGTCAATATGTGGTTCGTATGCCTTCTTAGCTTTGCTCATATTACTTGAATTGTTTATAAAATAACAGTATAAGTTAATTGGTTTGCGAAAGAAACAAAATGATGCAGAATTCTTAAAGCGTGGAGATGTTCAACGTGCTCTACAACTATATAAACAAGATTATAAACTTGTTAATATAGCTGATGAATTAGGAATATCCACAGCAACTCTACGAAGATGGTTGCGTCGTGCTGGCTACGGCCCTAAGAACGATTCGTATGGGTCTAATCCTAAGTCAGAAAAAGAAAAGGAAGAAAGCCAAGACCCACTTCAAAAAGCATTAGAAGACGACCTTAATAAAAAAACTAAAGAAGCAATTAACATTGCTAAACGTGAGGCTCGTGAAACAGAAGAAAAAGAAATTCTAGAAATAGCGGAAGCTCAAAGTTCTCCTGCAGAAAAGTATCAGTCCTATGTAGCTGCGTCAGGCATGCGTCTACTAAGAGACTATATGGACAATCTGAGAGGCCCAAAAACAATAAGGGAACTCGATCAACTGGATCAAATTATTAGAAGAAACCTTGGGCTTAATGATAAAAAAGGTGGTGGTGTAGGTAAAATGCAAATTGATATTAGTATTTTAAATAACGCTCGTGCCGATAAAGGCAAGGGTGCTGTTAATATAAACCAAGACGATATAATCGATGTCGAACCAGAAGAACCAAAAAACTGAAGAGGATGCTGAATCCACCCTATTATTATACTCAGGGCTGGAAGATGCTTTTATAGGAACTGTAGACAAATATGGTAGCCCACCCATAGCCTGTTACTCTAAAGAAATTACTATTTCAATTTTAACAAAACAGTTTAACCTATCTGTAAAAGAAGCTAATGACAGATTAGAATATGAATACTTACAAAACAATTTTGGAGAAGCTACCCCATGCTTTTTAGAAGATAGAGCGTAATGAAAATGTTTGTCGATAGGGAAGCTATAGAACACCCCTGTATTGTTAAAAAAATAGACCTGCCTCCTAATGATTTTACTTTTAGGACTGATGTTCTTTTAGGGACTTACTATTTAATTATCCCAAAAACGGCAAAAGAAATTTTCTATATTCAGTTACTCACAAAAAACATAGATGTTTTTATACCTGCAGAAGGTGAGGGTTTACTACTAAGTAAGAAAGCATTGCGAGATCTATGATCATAGGAATAGATAATGGCTTAGACGGGGGGCTCGCTGCCATATCTAAAACTACTGGAGCTTTGATAGATAAAACAATAATGCCTACTCAACACAGAGCAGGTAAGCGAGAAGTTAATACACGTAAGTTATACGAATGGATAATGAGCCTTGGACAATGTGCAGATGATTTCTTAGTCGCTGTCGAAGAACCATTGAAGCATGCAAAGTCTTCTCAAGCTGTACGATCAATGGGTATCTCTTTTGGGAAAATTGTAGGGTTATGTGAGAGTAGACAATGGAATCACTGTTGTGTTTCAGTACACAAGTGGCAAAAGAAAATGTTAGGTAATGTTCCTAAAGGACAAACCAAAGAAGCAGCTTTATGGAAAGCAGAATGTCTAGCTCCTGACGAGTGTTGGCAAAAAAGTAAACGTGCTAGTAAAGCGCACGACGGAATGGTTGATGCATTTCTAATTGCTCGTTATATAAAAGATAAACATAACTACGACAAGAGTATTTAAAATTATAAAGAATCCTAAGTAAAATTGTTTATATTAAAACAAGTTAGGTATTTTCTTGGTTTATATCTAATTAGAGGGTGAGGGTGTTTTGCTATTTTTGCATCCTCGCCCTTGTTTTTAGGGTAAATATATTTTTCAATTTTTTTCTCTAGACACGTATTTGCGGGTAGTGTAGTAATGAAAAATAATGAAGACCCTATTTCAAAAACAAAAAGAAGCGTGTGATTTTTTCTTATCAAGGCAAAAAGATAACATCAACACTATTGATACAAGCTCTGTTGGCACTGGTAAGACAGTAGTCGCAGCGCACCTAGCAAAACATTTAGGACTTCCTGTAGCCGTTATTTGCCCTAAAGCAGTCATACCCTCATGGGAAAGAGAACTCACAGAAACGGGACTCACCCCTTTGTTTGTCTTAAACTACGAAAACATAAGAAGAGGACGTGCTCCTTATATGGTGAAGAAAGGTAAGAAGATCATGCAGTGGCATCTGCCTGAAGGGTGTTTAGTTTTGGTAGATGAAATACATAAATGTAAAGGAGCCTTCACGCAAAATGCTCAACTGGTTATCAGCTTAGTGCAGCAAGGATATCGTGTGCATGGTATGTCAGCGACTGCTGCAGAAGATCCTACAGAGATGAGGGCGTTAGGTTTTATGTTAGGTTTACATAACCTCAACAAGACTGAAAATGGTTTGAAGAACTGGTACAGGTGGATGCAAGAAAATGGATGCTCTCCTGATCAATGGAAACAGTGGAGACTAATTAGCAGGAAAAAACTAAATGCTCTAAGAGAAAACATCTACGGAGTAACTGGACACAAACTTACTGTAGAAGATTTTCCTGATAGTTTTAGAAACAACAGAGTGTTTGTTGAGAACGTCGAATTCTCAGATAAAAAAGCGATACAAAAAATATATAGAGACTTAGAAATTACTCCTGAGATCGTTACACGATATATCGAAGAAGGTACTGTCGGAGACAGTGAGTATGTACTCGTTAATATTTTGAGAGCACGTCAGCTTACTGAAGCTCTGAAAGTGCCTGATATTGCGAGCATGGCTAACGATCTTAGAGATGAAGGAAACTCTGTTGTTATATTTGTAAACTTTAAAGACTCTGTTAAAGCTCTGTGTTCTCAACTTAATTGTAAGTCTATTGAGGGTGGCCAGAGCCTAAAAGAAAGACAGCAAATAATTGACGACTTTCAAGATGATGTGGAAGAAGTGTTAGTTGTAAACATCAGTGCAGGAGGTACAGGACTTTCATTACACGATATTAATGGTAAAAGACCGAGAGTTAGTTTAATATGTCCGTCCTACTCCGCAAAGGAGTTCGCCCAAACATTAGGGAGGATTCACAGGAACGGAGCGAAGTCAGATGCTCTACAGAAAATATTAGTGGCTGTAGACACTATAGAAGAAAATGTCATTCAGTCAGTAAACAGAAAACTAGAAAACCTAAAAACATTACATGGAAGATAAACCAGACCATTCAAACAGAGGACACGCAGAATTTAGTCCTTCAAGTTTAAAATACGTAGCGGGTTGTTCAGGATACGTAGGTAGATCAGGAACAAATGCAGCAGCGGAAAAAGGAACTCGAATACACGAAGCTCTCGAAATTAAAGACCCTTCCGCTCTACACGACGAAGAAGAGGTTAACATATATGAAACTATAGTAGCCGACGAAGAGGCATACCTTAGTAGTTTTGCTAACGGGGAAACATACAAAGAGTATAACGAGATTCAGGTAGATATAAAACTGGATGGAACTGAGACTTGGGGAACTTGCGATAAGTTTGTTAAGTTAGGGGAAAAGGCAGTCATGATTGATTACAAGACTGGTATTAGTCAGATTGATGAACCGAGAGAGAATTGGCAAGCGATGGCTTACACAGTAGGTGCTTTCCAAGCGCATGAAGAAGTTAACGAAATTGACTTTGTGTTCTTCATTCCTGTTAGAGGGCAAACATTGACAGGTGTCTTCACAAGAGATGAACTACCAGACCTTATAAAGAAACTTAGTAAAATAATTAAAAGAGGAGAAAAGATAAGACCGCAGTGGGACGGTGGTGCTCCTGATCTGTATGAGTTGAACCCTACAGTCAACTGTAGATTCTGCGCTCACGAAGATGTATGTCCTGCATTAGGCGGTTTAGCTGTTGAAGTTGCTTCTCGTGTTGCTGATGATGCATTGCCAAGAGGAGATATATCTGATCCAGATGATCCTAAAACAGTAGAGCACTTATATGTTGTTTCCAAGATAGTTACAAATTGGGCCACTAGAATAAAAGCTAAAGCTATGGCTATGGCAAAAGAAGGTGTGGAGTTTCCTACGCTAAGACTTAAATCTATGGGAGCTCCAAAAAAATGCACAAACAATGTTAAACTAGCTAAGTTAGCTGAAGAATATGACCTCGAACCAGAACAGGTTTTAGACTTAGCTAGTGTTCCTCTAACAAAGTTAGCAAAAGCTGTAGGAGATACAGCACCTGATGGGGAGAAAAAACAAAAGTCTAAAGAATTCCTTGACGCTGCCCAAGATCTCGACATTATAGCCACTTCTGACGAGCGTTTCACGCTGTCATGAAAACCTAAAACATATAAATATAAAACATATAAAATATAAATGAGTAAAACACTAAAGAAAACACAAGAAGAAACACTAAAAGTAATAACAGATGCCCCAAAACTAGAATACAGTGCTGATGATTTAAATGCACCAAGACTGAATGTAGTTCAAGCATCTTCAAAAATAGCGGGAGAGACAGGGAGTTTAGTAGTTGATAAACTACATACCCTTATCGAACACGAGCAAGAGTGTAAGTGTATCCCACTTAAAGCTCTTAAAGGTTGGAGAGAAGATACTCCTTATGGGCATGCTGAAATGCCTCGACAGGTATTTAATCAAGATGCTTCAGAAGAGTTAGCAGCGGCCTCTGATTGGCCTATTGTTAAGTTTGCGGAAATCATGTTCTTGTTCCCGAAAATGGACGGAGGAGATGATGACGCTTATCCATATCCAATAGGAGACGAGTTCTACGCTATGGGTAAAATTAATGTTGCTAAAGATGCTTACAAGCACACGCTTGAAAGACTAGCTACATTTCAAGCATTCAATCCAGAAGCTCCTCTTTGCTCAAAGTACTGGAAGTTTAAAACCGAACTTCTTACTAGAGGAATGAATAGTTGGTTTGTGCCAAGCATTACACCGACTACAGAAGGAACCCCTGAAGAAACTCAAACATTCGCAGCAAGACTTGGATAATATGAAAAACAATAAAGAAGTTATAGATATCGTTCAAAGTGAGCACGATCAAGTTGAGAAACTAATTGAAGATATTGGAAACAAGATCGAAGAGCTCCAGCACCAAAAAGAGAGGCTTCAGCAACTCATTATTGGGTTCAACTGGTACGTTAAAATGCTTAAAAGCAAAGGTAACGACCCTGAACAAGTCCTACTAGATTTTTTAGTAGAGGACGAAACCGAAGAATCTCAGTAAGCACGTCTGCTTACTGTTCATAGAGGGGACTCACCCGTATGATGATCATGCTGTGGGGGCGTGTAGTACGGGTGAGTTATTTACTTAAATTATTATGAATACTTTTGCGATAGACTTTGAAACTTACTACGATAAAGAATGCTCAATTAAAACATTAGGTACTATAGGTTATTTCAGCCACCCTTTATTTGATGCATATATGGTGTCAGTAGTAGGGGACGAGGGTACATCTTTTGTTGGAGACCCTAGAGAATTCGACTGGTCTCTTATTGAAGGCAATAGGGCGGTGAGTCATAACGCTCCTTTTGACCAAACATTATATTTATTTGGTGTAGAAAAAGAATGGTGGCCTTCTGTTAAATACGCTGAGTGGTTATGTACTGCAGATTTAGCTGCGTATTGTGGACTACCACGAGCCTTGAAAAATGCTTCTGCAGAATTATTTGATTTAGATGTTTCAAAAGAAACACGAGATAACATGTTGGGGAAGCAGTGGGAAAACATGACAAAAGATTTTAAGAAAGAAGTTTCTGAGTACGCCCTTAAAGATTCTGAGTTGTGTCTAAAAATTTGGCAAGAGCTGGAAAACCAGTGGCCTGAGACGGAGAGAAACATCAGTTGTTTAAATAGAACTATATCTCAAAGAGGGATACCTATTGATACAAGTGAGCTCAAAACACAAACAGAGAATATAAATAAAAACCTATTTGAGGCAGAGAACTCTATACCTTGGATAGGGGAAGCTCCTACACTTTCAAGAAAAGCATTCAATAACGAATGCCGTAAAATGGGTCTCGAACCTCCAGTCAGTTTAGCGATGACTGACAAGGATGCTAATGCGTGGATTAAGAAGCACGGGCAAAAATATAAATGGATTGGTGCTGTTAGAGACTATAGAAGAATCAACTCACTCAAGAGGAAGATTGAGAGCTTTAGTTATGCTACAATGGCTGACCAAAGATATTACGGGAACATTATGTATTGGGGAGCTTCAACGGGTAGGTTTTCTGGTGGAGGTGGTAACTTAAATCTACAGAACTTGCCGAGAGGTGAGATGTTTGGTGTAGACTTACGTAAACTGATTACTTCTAAACCAAATAAGAAGTTGATCGCTGTTGATTTATCGCAGATAGAAGTTAGAACACTATGTTGGTTAGCAGGAGATGAAGATACTTTAAAAGAGATACAAGCATGTGAGGATATATACGAAGCATTCGCTATCAGATTTGGTGAGTGGGATAGTTCTAAAGGAGTCTTAAAAGACGAAAACCCTAAACTACGCCACCTTGTTAAGACTATTGTGTTAGGGTGCGGTTACGGAGCTAGTGCCAACAAATTTTCTTTGATAGCGGGTATACCTTTAGCTGAAGCTGAAAAAGCTGTGGGCATGTATAGGACAAAAATGAATAAAGTGGTTGGTCTTTGGAACGATCTTCAAAGAAGATTGCATGTATCTTATTCTAGCCTTAAAGACTTTAAAGTTCCTCTGCCTTCGGGTAGGTTAATTAACTACGGTAAAATAAAAGTAGCCCTTCTTAACGAAAGAAGGAACTACGTAGCGATGGTAGCTAAAGGGCCAAAAAAGATTCCTGTTAGGTTGTGGGGAGGACTTCTTGCAGAGAATGCTTCTCAAGCTCTCGCTAGAGATATCTTCTCAGATATGCTTTTACGTATTGAAGAAGAAGGTATAAAAACAATTTTTCACGTACATGACGAAGTTGTCGTGGAAGAAGACGCAGATAAAGCAGACCGAACACTGGAAAGAATCATAGAGATTATGAGCACCCCACCTAAATGGATTGATGATATACCTCTTGAAGCGGAAGGAAAAGTTATAACCCGATATGAAAAGTAATATGGAATACCGTTATTTAAAAAACTTAAAAGATAAGAAAGCCCACAAGTTTACAGACCCTCTATCTGTACAAAAGAAAAAACCTACATTCTCAGATAAAGCAAAATTCAGAGCGTGGTGTGCTGATGAAAAAACAGATCACGTTTTTTACAGTACTGTTGAAGGAGATAATCCGTCACTAAGAATACAGTCTGATAACCCACCGAATGCTATATCAGGTATTGTTGCCGATTATGACGCTCCTGTTGATTGGGATATTGTTGAGAGAATAATACAAACTCAATGCAAAGGATTACTCCCTACGTGGATCAGTAAGACTCAATCTGGATATATGAGACTAGTTTGGGAATTTAAAAAGATCCCTATATCTCCTGACATGTTTGCTGCCTTTATGCAAAGGATGTGTACACACCTGAGACTTGATAGAATCTTTGCGGGTTTTGATAGATCTTCTTTAAAGTCTAACCAATACTTTGAATTAGGGGAGGACTGGAAGAAGATAGGTGATCCTTTAGCAGATAGCGTAGTGCAAACAATGCTACTAAAAGCTGCTATGGATAAACCACCCCAAACTACAGAGACTTCAATCCCTATGGAAGTAGTTGGTCAGGAGGTCTTTAAAAGATTCCCTAACAGATGGATGGGTGAGTTTACTGTAGGTGAAAGAGGCCCATTATTTTGGATAGATGATGGTATCGAAAGAGAAGGATGTCAGCTTACTGAGGATGGTGTTATATGCTACAGCGATAGAGCAGGTAAAGGTTTTCTAACATGGAGAGAAATACTTGGGAAGAAGTTTGTTGAAGACTACGAAACAACTAAGTTAGGAGACTTGCTTGATAACTATTGGTTCAATGGTAAGAACTTCTTTAAACTACTTCATGGAACTGCTGTACCTATCCCAAAAGATCAACTAGTTCTAGAACTTAGGAAATCTGGATTCTTGTATAAAGCAAAGAAAGGACAGCACATATCGGAGGTAGATGCTGCTATACTAACAATATCTAACGAAAATAGAATACACGAAATAGCTCCTATCATATGGTCTAAAGAAAGAGTAGTTGAAGTTAACTCACACCGTATACTTAACTCTCAAAACATCTACCCTGTTGAACCTGCTGACAACGGAGACCCGAAGAACTGGCCCTTTATTCACGCATGGTTAAATCAATTATTTGTAAATGATAAAAGACCTACGATAGAATACTTCCATGCTCATATGAAAAGATTCTATGAGTCAGTCTTATATAGAGTACCTAAACAAGGACAGGGTTTAATTCTTGTAGGGCCAACTGGTAGAGGTAAGACGCTCATAGCGAGAAGAATTATAGGAGCTCTTGTTGGCGGCTACTCCGATGCTTCTGAATACATTTGTGGACAGACATCATTCAACAAAGAACTAGCAAGGGTTCCGTGTTGGTGTGTTGATGACACAAAGAGTGCAGCGAGTTTCCAAGATCAAAGAAAAGCTACTGAGATCTTTAAACGGGTTGTAGCTAATCCAGATATCTCTTACATGGCTAAATATTGTGATGAGATGAGCATTCCTTGGAGTGGTCGTATTATATTAACTCTTAATATGGATGCTAACTCTTTGAGTGTTATACCTGCTCTCGATTCTAGTAACAGAGACAAGATAATGGCTTTACGTATTAGTGATGACTCTACAAGGAACTTTCCACCAAATGCAGATTTAGAGGAGATTATAACTAGAGAGCTTCCTTACTACGCTAAGTGGCTAATCGATTGGGATGTACCAAAAGATATTGTAGGCAGGTCTCGATATGGTGTTATATCTTACATAGATAAATCCATAGCATCGGCCGCATATGATAATTCTAGTAGAAGTAGTATTGCAGAACTTGTAGAATTCTTTTCAAAAAGAGCTAGGGAGTATTGGGATGGGGACACTAAGTGGAGAGGGACTTTAACTGAGTTTCAAGTACTCTTGCACGAATTCAATGGTGGTAGGAGTGTTGGTATGTCCCATAATCTGGAGTTTGTAAGAAGAGGAATGCTAATAATTGAGGAATCATGTAAATCCAACAAACACGTACGTCCTGTCAAATCATTAGGTTTTGGGGGAGGTAAAGTGTGGGAGATTGACATAACAGATAAATACGATATAGATAAAATAAAGTCTAAATAAAATGAATAGGGAACAAATAGAAGAATATATAGAAACAACAGCTCCTGATTGTAGTATTGCTTTACCTGATGGTTTAGATAGTGCTTTTATAGGTGTAGATACTGAAAATGAAGAACCTAGAGCTGTGTATTCAATAGATAAATGTATTGAGATTTTGTCTGAAGATATGACCTCAGAACAAGCATCTGAATATTTTTGGTACAACGTAGCAGGGTCTTGTGGAAAGGGTTATCCTTTATACATCTCTACGCCTATTGTAGAAGGTGATAGTCCATATAAATAATTTATTTATATATAAATGGAGTATTTAAGTTGTCTATGGTGGTGTGGTATCCAGCAGCTTTGTACACAAACCCATGTTCGTCCTGATCCCCCCTGCCCATAAACTTAGCTACTTTAAAGTATTTTGTTGTTGGTAGCCAACCTAGAATCCATACGACCATTAAATCTTTTCTTACACGAGTAAAAAAATAAATGTCGTTGTCAGGTATTTCTCCTTTAGCACAATTAACAGAAACGACATACTCTGGTTTAGGGATTGAAGTACATGTTTTTGACTTTACCTCAACTAACTTTTTCTTATGTTCAATGTCATGAGTAAATGAAGTATCTCCAACGTATTTGCTTTTTTTAAGAAACCTATTAACGGCTATCTCACCTAAACATCCTGTCATTCTACCCATCCCTCTAGTAAAAGAGTTAGGTAGAACCCCCATTTCAGTAGCCCTAGAATGCGCTAGAGATATATCTTCGCTAGATGGTTTATACAAAGCGAAAGAATCCGTCTCGATAAACTTAGCCATAGTTAATTTTTTTCGTAAAAGCATCCCAAGCAGGGAAGAATATCTCTTCCATACATCGGACAACGGCTTCTTGATCATAGTTTTCAAGCCATCCTACTCCGCTTATAAGAAGACTAGCTTCCATCATTTCATGTCTGATTGTATGTAAAAGTGTTTTACCTTTTATGTTTTTGTTTATCTCGATAGTTTTTTTATCGTGTAGATACATACCAAAGTCAGGGCTATCTCCATTGAACGGGACTCGCTCAAGTTTTACTCTCTGCCCTGCAATCGATATTGTTTTAGGTAGCTGCACATTACCACCTTTCTGAAAGTTCTTTGTAGAGCTCAATCCCAGCAGCCATTGTGGTGGCCATACCTTCCATATTCTTTAAAGCAAGCTCCCAATCCTCTTCATTACTACCAAAAAATGGTTCTGCGATAGTCGCTGGGCAGTGCGTTAACCTTAAAAAACCTGCTCCTCTACTGCCTTTCTGGCGTGGTTTAATACCTCTACTACGCAGTTGAGGGAAGCAATCTTCAAAAGAGTCTCTCAAAGCACGGGCAAATAGTCTACCTTTCTCTGAAGTGTTCCAGTACAACCATTCATGTCCTGTTGCTGATGGAGTAGCTGCATTAAAATGAAGCTCTATAGCTGCTTCTACTCCGTCGTTACGTAAAGTCTTTGCTAACCATTTCATGGAACTCCAATAACTACTCCCTTTATAGGTTGAGTAGATTTTATGTTTAGTCTTCAACCTGTCGCTGATCATATCAGCCAGTTGGGAGTTGTAATCCCATTCAGTGACTCCAGTTACAGAAGATGCTCCTGAGTCGTTTGGTCGAGAATGTCCTACACATATTGCTATCATACACTACAAATATAGCATATTTGTAGTGCAAATCACCTCCTAATCAGTTTCCTCAAAGTCACGTAATCTTTGACGATACTTTTCTTGTTTTGTCTGTTTAGCTGCAGAAACAGGATCTCCTGCTCTTTTGTGATCCATGTCCCTAGAATCCGATGAGTATTGCCAAGGAAGGATTCCTCCTGTCATTCTCATAAGACCCCCATCCCCTTTATATGTAGATCTAGACGGGTATTTACCCATTTTAGTGTTCGGTGGTTTAGGTGGCCCCATTTTAACAATCCTGAGAGATTTTTGAAGCATTTTTTTCTTATCAGATTTTTTATTAGGCATTATTTATTTCCTCCAATTATTATAGCTCTTCTATAAGAATAATCACTGTGGAACTTCTGACCACGACCCATGAGGTTGCCTTCTTTAAAAGGATAGTCATACCCTTTTATAAGGGTAATTGTAGCAGGATCATAAAGATTGCTTTCGTTCAAGGATGAGTCTCCTGCTAAGTCTCTCAAGACGCAGCTTGGCAGCAGGGCTACCATCAGCAGCAAGGCGATCAACTTCATCTTCAAGGTCATAAATATGCTTCCTATGCTTATATTTAGTATATGCAGCATATGAACTCAAAGCTGCTTTTAAAATTTTTAAGAAGGTCACTTCTTTTTCTTTTTCCTATAGGCTGCTTTTAAAATAGATTTTTTAGAACTATTCTTTTTTGAATAATTTTTTTTATTATCTGATTTTTTGCGCTCCATTACTTTTTCTTAGACAGAATAGACCAAATAACACCCACAAGAGTGACTGCTGCTGATACACCAGTAGTAACCTCACTATCTGTTGCTATACCATTCTGAGTCATAAACCCTCCACCGAAAGTAAGGATATGGCGAATGATTCCTAAGATTGATTCTTTATTCATTTTTTCTTTTTTATTAAATTATATAACGTAATTATAGCTACTGTGATACCTAAAAGGCCACCAATGACCTGAATAACCCATTGGATAAATTCAGCATAAGGTATAGTAACAGCTATAAGTGAACCAGTTACACCTGTAACTCCTTTAGTTATTATCTCACTGTTACTCATAATTTTAAAAATATAGCATGTTTTAAGGTCTATCTCAAATACTGTGATTTATAAGAAAACCCTATTAGGAGCGTTATTTGGTCTTGGGATAGACACTTCTTCGCCTTCCTCGTTCAGTTCAGTCATGGCACTATGCCATATAATAAAATCTTCTGCGGGAGTCATGTCCCTGTCGGCCATGTCACGGAATAGTACCCACCATGCATCATCACTTACCATGATTGGGTGTTCGTATTCAGTGCCATCTTCATCTCTAAAAGTTTCAGTTTCTCCTGTCTCTGTCCAGTGTTCCCCAATGACTGTAAACACATAGTCATCGCCTTGGGTGATTATGTTTATTTTCTCTTCACCCTCTTCTTCAACAACAGAAGTAAAACCATTAGCTTCTGCAAAAGCAACGGCTTGTTCTTTTGAATCGAATTTTAGAAGTATATCTTTCATTAATCAGCAAGTGGAGGGTCTTCTTCATCGTCATCGTCCTCGTCATCACTGTCCTCATCGTTGTCTTCTGCCATAGGATCTGGAGGATACACCCAGTCTTCTGGGAGTGAGTCGGCAAGAGACGCTATCTCTATTTCAGTGAGTAGAGCTTCATCAGGAATGCTTACGTGTTCCTCTTCTGTTTCCTCGTCAGTCCAAGTGTTCTTAGCAATCTCAATAAATGCACGAGGATCTTCTTCGGCTGCCTCTTCGCTCCAACCCCACCAAAATTTTGTGCCACTGCCTGTAGACCAGAATGAAGTGTTCTTTTGTTGTGCTGCTTGTTCTGATCGAGCTTGTGCTTCTTCTTTTGATTCAAATATTAGATATGCCATAATTTTTAGCTGTAGATATTATAATGTGAATTAATGTTGCTTTCGATGCCTGTCTTATTTCCACTTTGATCGGAGTCATACCAGATCCATTCGGAAAACTTACCTTGGTAACAATAACCATTACCATAAACGTCATATAATCCCATTTGTAGCGACTGCCAATCTGCTGTATCAGAATCTTGGTGATGGGCTAACTTTCTTCCCGTTAAAGCTGTTTTTATAACAGTTCTATTCATTGTTCCAGACGCACCAATTAGGGTTCCATTAACATAAAGTTTTGCATCAGATCCACCATAATCTCCTGTTCCAGAAACGGATGTGTGAGTTTGAGCCACCCAACCAAAGTCCCCTCCGTAGTCACTACCATTGGAAGGATATAAGAAAGTATCATCACTGGTATCATGGACGAACCATGCGTCTAGATGAGCAGCTTGTATCTTACCATGCAACTCAAGATTTGATTGATCTGTATGTTCCCAAGCAGGATGATTACCTGACTTGATTAAATCTCCACCAGAAACAATCTGAGGCTGATGAGCAGCAGTCACTTGAAGGGCATGGCAGTTGTTTCCTGTCTGATCGTATAGAGTTGTGACGAAGCCAGAGGTTCCGTACTCTTGGACTTTTACGTTGTCTATCTCAGCCGATGTTTCTCCGTCAGCTTGAAACCTTACTGCCGTACCTGTTGATACCCCTGTGAAAGTGAAAGTACCATTTGTTGTGGCTGTTTGGTTTGTTTCTGGATAACGTACTTTTACACCCCCTTCAGTTATGTTCGATACAGTAAATGTTACTGAATAATTTTTACCTGCCGTCAGAATGCCACCTTGTTGAATACCTTGTGCATTTGCAGCGTCAGTGAATACAGCTTTCTTTGAAGTTGTATTTATAGTTACACCAGTTCCCGTACTCCAATCACTGTCAGTATCAAAAGTCCCATTAGTCACAAGGTTCACATCAAAATGCCTCAACATATTCTGCTCGATGTTAAACCGCTTGGTATCCATGTCAGCAGGGAATAGAACTACCTCAGAATACTTACCAGTCCAAGGTGTACTTCCATTAGGGTCACCAAGAAAACAAGCTGTAGCAAAACCTACTGTATTAGTTGTAGAAGATATTTTTGTATTACCATTAAATCTCATGTTCCAATCGT